CTCTTGCGTCCTTTTCAATTTGCGCTATTGCGTCTTGTTGTAGTTTCTCAAGTTCAAGTGTTGACTGCCCGTATCTTTTTGCTTCCTCAATTAGTAAGTTATACTTTTCTCGGACTGCATTGATTTCATTTTGTTGCGTTGAGTTAACCGCTTCTTGGTATCTTGTAAAAAAATCTTCTTCCTCTTGGGCTTGAATCTCTTTTGCATCTTTAATTACTTTGGCAAGGTCGGCTTGTTTTTTCGTTTCAGCGTCAATGTATTTTTTATTTATCGCGTCCGCAGTTTGTGCCGCTTCTTGCACGTATAAATCGTTGAGTTTTGTACGTTCGTCTTTATTTAGCTTTTCGTTTTTAAGTAGGTCTTCTCTTAGACGTTCGTATTTGTATGCGTTGGCTTGAAGTTCCTTTTCAACTCCGTCCTGCATCAATCCAAGTGTAATGTCCTGAATTAAACGTGTTGCCGCCAATCTATCCGCTAAGAATTGCTTTTGTGCTTCGGCTGCCTTCTTACCTTCGTTAATTACTTCTTGGTTTAGCTTGACTTCCTCGACTTTAATTTCTTGCGCTTTGGCTTTGTTTTCCTTAACCGTGTCCTTGTATAGTTTGGTTTGGTTTAGGAAGTTGTTGTCCATCACCTCTAACAATTTGAGGTTGTTGTTAATCTCTTCTTGAAGGTATTTATTACGTTCGATTCTTAACGCTAAAGTGCTTTTACCTTCGGCATCTAACAATGCGATTTTTTGGTCCATCTGTCCGAGGACTTGTTGACGCATTTCCTTTTCTTCTTCAAGTGCCGCAGTCGTTTTTGCAAGTGCTTCATCGGCCGCGAAGGAAGTAAGTCCCATTAAATCCAAGAACCACTTGACCATATCAATCAATGGCTTAAATGCAGCCGTCAAGAAGTCGACAAACTTAGTAACCCAACCGAGTTTATCTGCCAACATAACAAATGCAGCAACCGCTCCCGCAATAACCGCAGCAATTAAGAAGATAGGATTTAGTAAAAGTTGCGCCCCAAGTTTAAGAAAAGCACCACCAACCGAGGCAACAGTTGAACCTAAGCCTTTTAAAGAACTTGAAATAGTTTTGCCGTCAATCTTACCGAGGTTAGTTGCAAAAAGTTTTGCACTTGTTGATGCGCCCTCAAAATCCATTGACATAAGTTGCGACTGCATTAACCCGAACGCGTTACTCGTTTGTTCAAAGCGTGAACCTGACGCGAATACTGCCGCTTGTTCGTTGGCATCTTTTAACTGGTCACTCAATGCACCCGCTTTTTCTGCAAGTTCTGCCATTTGTTTAGGGTCAGTTGCGTTCGCAAGTTCCCCTTTTAAGGCTTTTAACTCGGCACGAATTTCTTTTATGCCGTTGAGTTTTATATTTATTTCCTGGTCTGCCATTACAATACCATCATAGTATTATCATAATCTCCACGATTACCACAACCGCCCACGGGTTTAATATCTGAATCTCGGTTCAAGTCGCTCGTGAATTGTGGGTACAAAGATTTATATTCTAACAAATAATTAGTCAAACGCTTCTCATAGAACGCTGCCATCTGTCCGTAATGGTCCATTACAAACGCGGTTTCACCTTGAGACACACTACTTGAGTAATCTCCGTTTTGCTGCTGAATACCTTTGTTTTTAAGTTGGTATGTTAGTCCGAATGCGGCTTGTTCTGCTGCTCTCCACGCTACAACAAACTGAATCTTCTCGACAAGCGTTTCTTCGTCAGGCGTTAAATCCTGAGCGTTGTATTGAGTGAGCAAATAGTTGTAGAAATAACTGCCTAAGATGGCCTGTAAGCGCATATCTGACGCAGGTTTAACGTAAGGGTATACGTCGGTCACATCTACGTTAGCCGTAATAGGTGTGTTTATCTTAAGAAAGTTCTCGGTTACGAAGTAAATCATTCTGTCGGTGGTGTTACGTTACCAATTTGCGACTTAACAACGTCCCCGTCAGGTACGGGCGCGAGTGCTGCCATCGCTCTAATTTCGTTAATAGTCATTGACTCAAGTACCTTTGTCGCTACAAGTGGACTCATTGCATTTAAAGCGTTTGTAACTGCGCTACCTTCGTCTTCAATGGCTGTAATAGTTTCGTTTACGATTTGGTAATTCGTGATTTCTACCTTCGCATCTATACCAACCACTTTTAAAAGTCCGTTTATGATATCTGTAACCGTTTCGCGTAATGGAATGATTGTGTTTTTCTCGAATATCACGTAGGCTTGTTTGATATCTGAACCGCTACCGAGTGCACCCGAAGTTCTAACACCTAAAAGAATAGGGTCAATGGTGTGAGCGAAACAAATCTGTTCGGTGTTAAGTTCAGAAACTCCCTTGAAAAGTTCGTCGTTACTATTTGTAGGTACGTTTACTAATTCTGGAAGCGACTCCTTATTGTTTGAAAAAAAGGCTACAGCTTTGCCCGCGTTTTCCGCGCCTTTTAGCTTGTTCACCGTGTCTTTAATCAACTGCATCTCCTCAGGTCCTTGTGGCTTCTTAGGGAACATCATTGCAAACGATGGGAAAATGCTATTTTGAATGTTCGACTTCTGCAAGTATGACAATTCACCGCTCAAGAAAGCGAAGTTTAACGCACTTGTATATTGTGGTAGTGGATAGTAATCTTGACCGACTGACTTTTGTTCGTAAACATAAAGGTAAGTTCCGTCTTTGCATTCCGGGTGGTATGGTTCGTAAGTCGTGATTTGCATTCCATACTGCCAATCCTCGTTAACAGCGTATAATGTTTTTGATTGATTTATTCTTACCTTCTCAGGTGCGATTCTTTTAACGTTAAGTGCCTTTCCTTTCTTGAGTTCGATGGAAAAGTAAACTCGTCCGTGAAGAATTACGTCTTTAGTCACTACTTTAAGCGTGTCTTTAAAGCCAATCTTTTTACCGAAGGCATAAAGTACCACCTTTTCCATATCGGTAAGTTTCGACTCGTCAAAAGTATAACCCCCTCCGATAGTTGCGTTGGTCTTAAAGTCCACAATAGAGCCGTGTAATGGGCTCATATAGTACATTTGATTCATATACTGCGGGAATAAATTGTCGCTCCCAAAACGAACGTAGCCTTGCGTAGTGTAACGCACATCTACAAATGGTAAAGACAAATTTCCTTCTGGCACTTTCAAGAATGGAGTGCTGAAACTTTGGTAACCCGTGTCAACGATGTTTAAACTATCGTCTTTTTTAAACTTTCCTAATAAACCCATTAGTCATAAATTGAATTTGATATACCTTCGACAACCATACGACCCTCTTCGACTAAATTAAGTTCGTCCGAAGTCGTGTTTTCGTCCACTACAATAACATCCTCACTTTCGTAAATCTCGTATTTATATTGTCCGAGTTTAAACGTAGCATCTGTACCCTCGTCAAGTTCAAAAAGATTGTAGCGGTCAGGATAGGAACTAAGGTCTTCGCCAACCCAGTAAACGGGGGCTTGTGTTACGTCCATCTCCCACACGAATTTAAACAACCAATTCGGTGCTGATAGTGTCGCACTTTCGGTAAGCGTTAACGCGAAGGTATTGAGTGTATCTTTTTCGATGTATATCATACTATCTTAATAAGTACGATTTGAAAAAGTTGGTTAAATAAAAAAGGGAGTCGTTAAACTCCCTCTTAAATTCGTGTTAATCTAATTAAACCAAGTCAGGAATAATTGTAGAATCTACTTCGTAAGCCAACGCTTCGTTTTCTGCAACGAAAGTAACTGAGTACTTTGACCCGTCAGCCTTCGCAGTTCCAGAACCTTCAGTCACGGCAGTTAATTGAGCCTTTGGAAAGTACCAATATTTTCCGTTAGCGTCACCAACTACAAGAGCCAAGTCTCTTTGACCTTCGCCAAGAATCTTGATAGCTTTAGATTTAGCCGCTTCGCGTCGGTGGAAAATCAAAGTTACCGTCTGCGTGTAGAAAGATGAACCATTTACCAAGTCAATAGCCGCTTCTTCCGTGTACATTCCTGTATTTCTACGGAACTCGAAAGGAACGAATTGCGCAGCCAATACACCGAAGTCATCAACAATGTAGTTAGTTACTGAAATAGGACCTGTGATGTTATCTTGGTCGTTAATATAAATTGAAGTGATGCCCCCAATATTTGAGTCACATCCTTTTAAAATTGAGGTGAGTGTTGTACAAGCCATTTTATTTAGTGTTTAAAGTTTAAAAAAAAGGGGGCGGTTAAACCCCCTTACTATCTAAATAAATTGATTAAGCGCAGTATTGTGCTCCACCGTACCAAACAACCTGTGTAGTGTTCACAACGTAGAAACCTGCTTTAAAGTCAGCACGTGCTCCGATACGACGGTCAAGTGTTGTCTTAGAGAAGTCAACGATTTGCAAATTGTCTTGGTCACCTTCAGCATCCAACGCGTAGATGAAGTTAGTGTAGTCAGACAAGATGATTGTTGAAGCAGGAAGACCATACTCAACTACAACTGGAATGTCAAGGTAAGTCAAAGCCAATCCTTGAGTTACATTCGTGATTGTGTTAGATGCAGCCGTAGCGATTCGGTAGTTTGCGGCAACGTCAGGAGAAACTTTGAACTGCATATTAGCAGGGTTAACCAACATTTCGTTAGTTGCTTTTGCCAAAGTAGCACCCATCTTTGCAAGTACGTTTGCAGATGTAATAGCAGCGTATGTTCCGTCAGGTGTCAAATAATCGTCAGCTGTACACAAACGCTTCAACCAACCATCACAAAGAGCAAGAGCACCTTCGCCAGTTGTATCACCTCTCCACATAATTTGAGCCAATTCTTGGTGTCCTTTCTTCGCCATTTGTGACCAAAAGAAGTTCATAAAAGATGCTACAGAAAAATCTGAGTTTGAACCTTTAGCCATCTCAAGAGCCAACCAAGATTGCTCCAAGTCATATTGACATACAGACGCTTGAGAAGTCAACGCACATACGTCAATTTCTACTGCAGAAACTGTACCGTCTACTGCTGAAAAATCACATCCTGCTTCAGCCAATACTTGGTCGAAAAGAACCGTAGCGATTTTAGTTTTGTTTTTAATACCAGGAAGTACGCGGTAGTTAGAAACTGCGTTTTCCATTCCGTAAAGAAGTGAATAATACTCACTTGGGTTTGCTTGAAGCAACGCACTCGCGTCTACTGTCAAATCGAATTTGTACTTTTTAGCCATCTTTATTTTTTTAAGAAGTTAACTACGTTTGTGAATTTTTGTGCTGCGCTCATTTCAATCTCCTCAACAGATGCGACTTCTTCCGTTTCAGTTAGTTCGTTTTTAAGGTCTGCGATAACTTGCAAAATCTCGCTTACTCGCTGCTCAAGAACAGGGTTAACGATTGCAAGAATAGCCTCCGCGTCTGCTGCAGGGTCAATAGCCGCCTCAACTTCTTCGACAATTGTCTCTTCGACAACTACCTCTTCGTTTGATGCTTCCATTTCCACCTCGTTAGATGCTTCAACTTCCATCGCTACCTCTTCGGCTTGTGGCTCTTGAACTTCTACGACTACACCGTCTTTAATAACGATAACCGTTCCATCCTCAAGCGTGTGTTTTCCGTCTGGTAACATACTATTTGTTTTTATTTGGTTGCTAAGTTTAAGACCAAGAAAGCCTTCGATAGAAAAGCCTACTTGACCCGCTTCGACTAACTTATTGTAATAGTCAGTATCTGTGATTTGAGCCGTCACCATTAAAGTACCTTTAGGTACTGAAATACCAAACGTGCTTTTTGCCTTGTCCGCTTCGGGGTTGTCAACTAACCACGCTTCGAGAATGTAGGCAGGGACGATTTGGTCTCCTTCGTGTTCAAGATTAAACAAGTTGCGGTTGTTTAAATTGAGCATAAAGTCCTTGAAGATTGTATCTATTTCCTGCTCAGAAAACTGAACGTAATACTCGCCCATCTCGTCGTCTCTGCGGTAGATATCCATTGGAATCATTGCAGGGGCAGTAATGCGGTATTTCTTTTCGTCTGCGAAGTGGCTTTTTTCTTGTGACTTAAACGCTACACCCTTAACCAATACGGCAGGATTTGAAGTGAAAGCTATGGCATCAACTCCAAGCGGTTCGGTGCCGTCGTTGTATGCTTCGTCTATGGTGATTTTGTAAGTCGGTAGTCCTTCCATTGTCTTAATAAGTACACTAAAAAAGTTTTGGTTAATTTTTAAACAATATTTTTATACCTTTGGTTAAAATCTAAGCAATGATACAAATGTACGGGGTGGAAATACCCAACAACCTAAACGAGTTAACCGTCCAACAATTCGACGAACTGAACAAAATAGAGAATAACCAAGAGTTAGATACGATTGAAAAGTGGATTGAGAAATTTATCTACTTGGGTGTACCTGACAAAGCCTTCGACAATATGGAACTTGAAGAGTTCGCTCAATACATTAAGCTATTCAACAAGTCGGAAGTGCCAAGTGGGGACAAAGTGACTGAATTAGTCATCGACAAATATACATACCAAGCGAGTGAGTCCATCGGAGTGAAAGACCTCGGACTTTTGGAGCGTATTTACCGCAGCCAAGCCGATGACTTCTGCGCTCAAACACTTGCGATTCTATTTAAACGTACGGATTTAACACGTACAGAACACTATGCACCTGCGCACTTGAAATTCAAGGTTAACTTAATGAAAAAGCAAAATGCAGAAATTGCATTTCCGTACATTATGGAAATACTTTCGAAGATTACTAAAATAGCTGAGAAAAAAGTAAATGAATCTACCGAAGAACTGGACGCAAGTAACGGTGAGCCAATGGCAGGAACTGAGTCAAATTGACCCGCAAGAATTTAACAGCGTATTCCTGCAAACTATTGAGGCACTTTCCATACTCTCCGATACAGACCCCGAAGAGTTGGAAGACCTTGACCCCGAAGAACTGCTTAACCTTGCGAGTAAAGTTCAATTTATAAAGCGTGAGCCGTCCAGTAAGCCGAAAGATTTGGTAAAAGGTTTTAGATTAAAGCCGTTGGATGCGCTTACGTTAGGGGAGTTTATTGACCTGGAATACTATACTGCCAATTTAGCGGAAAACTTTACGCTTATCCTATCTATACTTTACAAGCGTTGGAAAAGTGACGAATGGAACAACCTTGTTTTTGAACCTTATACGTACAAACTAAACGAACGTAAAGAGGTGTTTAATGAGCTTAATATTAACGATGTCTTTGGTGCGGTGAACAACTACATAACCTACTCGAATGACTTTAAGAAACGTTATGAGAATCTATTTAACCCGGTCATCGAAGAAACGGAAACCGAAGAACTCGACGAAGAAGACCTTAAGGCCGAGGCCGAAGAAAAGGTATTTACAAAATGGTCGTGGGAAAAACTACTTTACGACTTGTCAAACGAAGACCTCACCAAAATTGACGCAGTTACTGACCTTAATTTAATCTTCGTGTTTAATATGCTGTCAATGGTCGAAGAGTTACAACTCAACAAGTAGTTACCAGTTCCACCAATTCTTATCGTACTCGTAAGTTCCGTCCCAATTCTTTTTGCCATCTGAACCGAACAAGTTGTATGTAATCTCTAACTTGATATTGTCAGGTGTTACGTTGATTGTGGCAACGTCTAATATAGGGTAGTTTTTCTGCATCCAAACCAAGTATTCACCTACAGCATCTGAAATGAACTGCTGACCAAGTGGCGTTTCAAGTGCTTGTTGAGTAATGAAGTAAGGTCTAATTTCGCCACCATTCGTTAGCTTCGCTCCCTTGTCCAAGAACATATAGTAAAAGATGGCGTTTATCGTAACGTACAATTTATTTAGGTCACCACTTGCCGCAGAAATTCTAATCGAGTCGTGCATTGTTCCCGTGCCCTCTCCTGACTCATTAAATCCGATTCGGTTAATAGTTTGTTGGATTGCTTTCTGTAGCTTAAAGCGTGTCTTATACTTGATTTTGAATTGACCTTTCATAACCTTTAAAGTAGTGTGTCCGTGTTTTGGTTAAATCGTATACCACTTATTCGCTGCGCCACAAATTAAAGTCCTACTTGCATTCGGCGCTATTGTAATCGTTGCACCCGAGCCGTCAATAGTTGAGCCGTTCACATTTAAGAAAGTATTGTAATCCGTTGACTTAATAACCAACACTTGACCAATAACCGAAATAGAAGGTAAGTAAACAGTAATTGCCGCAGGTGGTGTGCAAATAATGCAGTAATCCTCCGTTGTAATATAGTAGTCAACTCCCGTATCTTTGACATTGAAAGCAACCGCTCCCGACAAGTTTAGTGTCTTCACATTGGCAACGTCCGCAGCTATGCGCTCGGTAGAAATTCCCGTTTGGTCGAGCATCTTTCCATTGCCTACAATGATGCCATTAACACCCGGTTGGATTACGTTCCCTTGTCCGTAAATCGCACTTACCGAAGTTGACGGGATTACGTTCCCGACAAATGAGTTATTAAAGTGAATGCTACCCGTGTGACTTGCGAGGTCGCCTACCGTTGTCGGAGTAACTGAACCTTTTTTGAATGGTGCTAAATCAATTTCCGTGTCTGCACTCATTAACTCAACCTTCGTTAGGTTGTTCGCGTTGCAGTCGTAGTCAATGACCTTGTTAATAGTCCACCACGAGTTATCTATTCGGACCTTTGAGTTTAACTTTAAACTTTGGATATCATCCTCACGTAGGTTGAAGTAAGCCGTCAACATTTTACCTACGTTGATTTGGTTAACGGTTCTTCTCCAGTAAAGGTTATATAGGTTGTTATTCGTGATGCTGTAACCCTCGTAGAACATATAGTCAGGCTGTGCGAATAGAATGTCAAAGGTCGGGTTGGTCGGGTTGTCCCAATGGTGAAGTATTGGGTAAGTCGTTACGTTCGTCTCTCCCGTTGTTCCGTAGTTATACAAGTTGTAAGCGTCACAAGTTCCCTCGCCCCCATCGTACAGAATCCGTATGTTGACTTTTGGCGCACCTGACAAAGTAGGAAGGTAAGCGTCAAAGGTACTCTTTACAATAGGTGTCGGACTGAAAAGAATTTCCTTGACATCTATTCCCTTGACATACTCGTTGTCGAAGATATATTCTAACTGCCCGTAAATTTCTTTGGTCGCTTCGAAGTAAGTTTTATTTGGGTCGTCGCTGTCTTGCTTGTAGGTAAGGATTAATTTCTTCGCGCTCAACTCGGGCAAGAATTGAAGTGCTTGGTCTTTGTCCTTTGCGAGTTTATACGTCCAATCTATTTCTGCGCCACTATCGTAATAGTCGTCGCGGTGCATCAAGATCAAGTTGTTTGCCGTCTCGGTGTCCTGCTCCACATACAAGTTATACATTGTAAAAATCGACTTGATGAAGTCCGCTTGTTTGACCTTGTTAGGGACAGCGTTGTTCATATCAATCACCGCCCCATAGCCGAGAATGTTTGACGAAGGTAGAACACGTATAGAAATTGAAGTAAAATCTATTTCAGTCGTTATTGGTGTAACGGGGTCAAAAGGTGACTCACGCCAAACACCATAGTTTGAAGGGAAAGCCAAACCACCCTTTAAACTTATTGAGTCAGTAGTGATAATGTTACTCGCCAAAATCGTAATAGTCCCCGTGATTGTCGCCACGTTATTTACACCTGGCAGGATAGTATTCGAAAAGTTGGTAAGTGTTACACCATTATTTCCAAATCCAAATGAATACAACGCGCCATTCAAATACAAAACGAACATAGGGACAACTTGAACCGTCTGCCCGTAATAGTCCATCGTAAACGCTAACGGATTTGTAAAGTAAATATCTGCCGTGAAGGTAAATTCAAAAGCTATATTTTCACCGCCTTGCAAGTTCAACGGAACGTCATAAACACCCGTCGTAGGATTGAATAAAGAAAAGTTGTCTTGTGTTTCAGTCCACCCCGTAAGGTCGTCGCTGTAGGTTGTCTCGCCACCCGTTACGTTTAACGTAGTGTCGGCTTTAACTAAATAGTCGTTGTAGTCAACAAGCGAACCCTCCCCGTTAAATGGTATTATGAGTTTGTCGAAGTGGGCAGCCGTTAACGTGTCCCAAGTGTACGAAAATCCTGCGTTGCTGAAGATTCTGTCAAAGTACGTCTTCGCATAGATGGCAGGTTTTAAATCTTGAAGTAGGTAGTTGTTCGATTCTTTCAACGGAAGCAAATACTTGTAGCCGTCCGCTTGGGTGTTAGCGTAAGAATCAATTACATTTTCTGCCCGGTACTCGTGGTTTAAGTCCGTAAAATCCAAGTCCGTCAATTCCTTGTTTCCTAACTTGGTGTAGAACTCGCTCGATTCGTCTTTTATCAGCACCTCATATTCAACTTCGTTTTCGTAATCTGCTGTTACTTGTGATTTATTAACAGCGATAAGTTGAAGGTAACCCGACTCAAGAACTGGTATTCCGTTCTGAATGACCGAGCAACGTGTCAACGTGTTTATGTTGAACGTCCCCGCTTGTATATTGACATCGTAATAATGGTTCAGTAAGTTGTGGTTGTTGTCCGTCCCAGTTAACGTGATGGTCTTACTAAACGCACCCGACTTTTTCGACACGTCCCGAATGTCAGCAACACCAAAGTTCAAAGGAAATGCCGTGCCTTCCTTTACGTCAAGGTAGCCCGTCTCAAGTTGTATTCTTACACTCATATGTTTACTTTGTCTTGGTTGGCTAACTTAATTGTAACCGTCTTTTTAAATAGGTTCTTATTTCGTTTCTTTTCCACCTCAAACGTGTTGTCCATCACCTGGCAAGCAAGGTATTCTGTTCCGTTCCAAAAGTAAACGGATGGGGATGATATCAACTCTTGGAAATAGATAGCCATCTCTTCACTCATCCAATTCGTGTTTAGGGTGTAGGTCTTTTCAACCACGCTTGAGAAAGTTGTTAACCCCGCTTCCGTGTTTGCGTAGGTCCATTGCTCATCCACAACAGAACCTTGAACGTCCTTGTTAAACGCTTGCTTAGTTACTGCTCCGTTTTCCGTATAACGTAACTGAAAAGCAAAGCTACCCCAAGACCCCATCCTATCCAAGAACGTAAGGTGAAATTCATTAATCGCACAGCGTTGGTCTATGGTGAAAGTGTACGTCTGTGAATCAGGTGGTGCTGAGCCGTCAATGAAATAAAACTCGTAGTATGTAGTGTCGGGTTTAATCAACGGAAGTGAACCGCTTAAAACCGTCAGGTCTAAGTTAGGACCAGCGACTTGTAACTGCGTGGTTATTTCCGTGTTTGTAACGTCATAGTAGAACGAATCCCCGTTAGAGTTGTTGAAGACCATTCGCCCCGTCACCCCATTCGTGTAGCCATTGAACCAAATTTCTTGGGTTGGTGTTATGATTAAGCCATCTCGGTAAGGACACGAAGTTAAGAACAAAGCCGAAGTTTCGTCAAGTAGGTAGTTGTTAAGATTGTAAGTGTTAAATATTGCCCAAGGTAATGCCCCGTTAAATACCCACTTATTCAACTCCTCCTCAATGTCACGTGTAACCGTCTTTCTCTTGTCCGCATAAGTCACCGTGCCGTCTTCCGTTGGGTCCGTTACGTTGGTCCACAAAGCCGAGATTGTAAAGTCAGTTGAACCCGTCACAGCAACGACCGTCCAAAGTCCAGTAATTAATGTGTTCGTACCTGCGTCAACTACGACTTGGTCACCTACATTAAACGTGTGTCCAATAGTTGGTGTTATTCTTATATTTCCTGCGTTGTCCTCTAAATCTTTTGTGTAGATATACGTGACAATGTACTCCTCGCCTACCTTGACATCATAGTTGTATCTCGTGTTTGGCGTGTCAGATTCTGAGTAGTTAGTCGGAATAAAATCGATTGAAACCTTTGAACTTAACAACTTGCTCAAGTCCACCTCACCGTAACCAGTGCCGTAAGTTGGGAGGACGCGATACTCGGCTATCTTATTTGCGGTTCCTGATTCGTAAACGTCAAAGATATACCGAAACCCCTCGTTGTTCTTGTTGGTCGAGTTGAAGATAAACTTGCAAGGGTTGTATGCAGGTGTGAAGTCCTGCGGTGCTGCTATTAGTGTCATTGCCATACCTTAAAAAGTAAGCCGTCCGTGTTTTGGTTAGAAGGCAACGTAGCCGTCGTCGGTATAGTACATTTCTTTAATGTAGGTTGTCGCGTACCTGACCGCATCCATTGCATCGTCGTATAGCTTGACGGGTTCATCAAGGATTAAATCGCCTACCTTCTTCCACTTGTAGTTGTCGTATTCCTTCTTAATGTTAGGCTCGTCTTCGCAAAACACCCCGAAGGTCTTAACGTAGTTTATCCCCATCTTCACGACCTTGTTAGCGTTGTTCACGTTGTAACCTGCGTTCTGCATTTCGGCAATGATTTCGGGGCGTGAGTAATCCGCAAGAATGTCAACCGTCTTTTCAATGTCGAGGTCTTTGAATTTTTGTATTAACTCCGAAGTGGTTAAGTAGCTTTGATAAATTACAGGCTCAATGTAAATGTCACCGTCGGACCAATAGACACGTACCAACGCGGTGGGGTGGTTGTAACCGAAGTCAAGTCCCATCACATAATTGGTGAACCTCGCAGGGCGCGACTTAACAAACTGCCAATTGTTATAGATGTTAGATTTGCTTATTGCCTTTT